CCCTTTTGATGGATTTTATGAAGGGTTTAAGGGTATTGCAAGAGAACTTGCAAGAACAGTTTTACCAGTTTCAAATTATACCGAATGTATTTGGAAAATTGATTTACACAACTTTTTTCATTTCTGTAAATTACGAATGGATTCTCACGCACAATTAGAGATTAGAGAGTATGCAATTGCTATGTATGAATTGGTAAAACCAAAATTTCCCATATGTTCGGAAGCATTTGAAGATTATATGTTGAATGCTAGAACATTTTCCGCAAGAGAGATGAGAGTCATAAAAGATAATTTAAATGGTAGTTGGGTTATGTCAAAATATGGCTTATCAGACCGAGAATCAAAAGAATTTTTAGAGAAGTTAAAAGGAGTTTAAAATGCCATTACCCACCGAGTACCAATCGTTTATACATTTATCAAGATATGCAAGATGGAATTATGATTTAAAAAGAAGAGAAACATGGGAGGAAACGGTTGATAGGTTTGTGGGATTCTTTAGAGAGCATTTAGAAAATAAGCACGAATTTAAGTTGGAGAACGGCTTAGAAGCCGATTTAAGGGAAGCAATTATAAATCTTGATGTAATGCCTTCAATGAGATGTTTAATGACCGCAGGTGAAGCCCTCAAGAAGGAGAATATAGCAGGGTATAATTGTTCGTATGCAAAGGTGGATTCTCCTAGATCTTTTGATGAAATTCTATATATCCTTATGAATGGAACTGGTGTGGGATTTTCAGTAGAAGAAGAATATGTTGAAAAAATGCCTATTGTGGCAGAGGATTTTCATGATACGGATACGACTATCGTAGTAGCAGATTCAAAATTAGGCTGGGCTAAAGCATATAAAGAATTACTTTCATTGGTCTGGCAAGGGCAGATTCCGAAGTGGGATCTTTCAAATGTAAGACCTGCAGGAGCACCTCTCAAAACATTTGGAGGTAGAGCATCAGGTCCTGAACCATTAGATGAATTGTTTAAATTTACTATAAATACTTTTCAGAATAGTGCAGGGCGTAAACTTAAACCGGTAGAAGCACATGATATTGTATGTAAAATTGCAGAAATTGTTGTTGTGGGCGGGGTTCGTAGGTCTGCTCTTATCAGCCTGTCAAACCTCCAAGATGAAACAATGCGACATGCCAAGTCGGGAAAATGGTGGGAACAAAATCCTCAACGAGCCCTCGCAAATAATTCGGTTAACTATAAAGAAAAGCCAGACATTGGTACTTTCATGCGAGAGTGGCTTTCCCTCTACGATTCAAAATCTGGGGAAAGGGGAATCTATAACAGTATGTCGGCCAGAAAGCAAGTTGAAAGATTAAATAATGAAGAAGAAACAAGACGAGAACCAAGAGAAGACTTCGGAACTAATCCCTGCAGTGAGATCATTCTTAGAAGCAGAGAATTCTGCAATCTTAGCGAAGTCGTTGTACGAGGACGGGACACTGCTGAATCTCTTCAAAAGAAAGTTAGAATGGCAACTATCCTTGGAACATTTCAATCCACTCTCACTGGATTCAAATACCTCTCAAGAGAATGGAAAAGAAACTGTGATGAAGAAAGACTCTTGGGAGTCTCTCTTACCGGAATAATGGATAATTCTCTTACAAACGGTAAGAAAAAGGGACTAGAAACTTTACTAGAGGATCTAAAAAATGAAGCAGTTAAAACAAATAAAGAATTTTCTGAAAAATTGGGAATTAATCAGTCAGCCTCCATCACTTGTGTTAAACCATCTGGAACTGTTAGTCAGTTGGTTGATAGTGCTTCTGGTATTCACGCCCGCCATAATCCATATTACATCAGGACGGTAAGAGCAGATAATAAAGATCCGCTTTGTAAATTTATGAAAGATGCAGGGTTTCCTAATGAAGCAGATGTAATGAAACCACAACATACAACCGTCTTTTCATTTCCTATGCAAAGCCCAAAGAATGCAGTATTCAGACAAGATATGAATGCTATAGAACAACTTGAACTTTGGAAAACATATCAAGAACATTGGTGTGAGCATAAACCATCTGTGACAATTTCTGTTAAAGAACATGAATGGATGGGTGTAGGAAATTGGGTTTGGGATCATTTCGATAGTATTAGTGGAATTTCTTTTCTTCCTTTTAGTGAGCATACATACAGACAAGCACCGTATCAAGATTGTACTGAAGAAGAATATAAAACCGCATTAAAAGGTATGCCAAGTAATGTTGATTGGTCTCAATTATCACAACATGAAAAAAAGGACTTTACTTCAGGCTCACAAGAATTGGCTTGTGCCGCACCTGATGGTGGTTGTGAAGTGGTGGATATATAATGCAAGTATTATCAGATGCTTTATCAGAAAAGGATGAATTGTTTCAAACAATGAGACATTATGAAGAACTTTTAAATGAGGAACTTATAGTGCCCTCTCATCTATATAATGCGGTAAAGATTAAAGAACTACGAGAAAAATTTCATTATTATAAGGCTGAATACAATGGATATGTCAATGGTCCCAGAACACTATGCGGTTAATCTCTTAGCAACAATTATGGATGAAATTGAGGATGAGATGGGTAGGGTTGGTGCTTTACGAGAAAAAGTAAGAAAAAATCCTAAGCCTGATATTAATCTTATAGTGATGCCAGAAAGATTGAAATGTTATTCTGATGGGTTAAAACATTGTTATACACTATTAGGTAAATATAGAGACATGGAAAGAGTCGAAAAAGATGAGTGAAGTGGAACAAGAATATAGTTGCCACGAATGTGGAGATTCATTTATATTGATATGGAATGGTAATAGTAATCCGGAGCATTGTGCCTTTTGTGGAGCATTTATAGAAACACCTGAAGACGATGAAGATAATTGGGATTGATTATTCATTAACCAGTCCTGCAGTTACGGTATTCAATGGAAATAACGATTGGGATAGTGATGGGTGTAGTATTACTTATCATTGCCTGGCAAATAGTCAACGACAACGACAAAAATGGTCCGAGAGGGACTTAAAGAATATAGAAATTTCAGTCTACGAAGAATGGTCTACAGATTTGGAACGATATCATTTCTTAGCAGATTGGGTAATAAATAGTTGTATAACTGGTATGAATCCTGTGAGACCGAAAGCATATATTGAAGATTATGCTTTTGCCGCAACCGGAAGAGTTTTTCATATTGCGGAGAATATGGCGATATTGAAAGACACTCTTAGAAAATGGGGTATATCATATGAGATGATACCTCCAACAGTAATCAAGAAATATGCTACAGGAAAAGGTAATGCGAATAAAGAAAAAATGTATGAAGCATTCACTCAAGAAACGCACCGAGACCTAATGCTAGAATTCAACACCAAACTAAATAATCCTATCACAGACATTGTTGATAGTTATTACATAGCAAAATACGGATACGCACATGGCAACAATACCTGAAGAATATGCAGAATTTGATTTTGGTTTTTCTGCGGTAGATGATGAAGAATACAAAGCGAAAACTACCGAAGTTGAAAAGAAAATTGTAGAAGTTGAAGCAAAATCAGAATCACTCTCAAATTTAGAGAAAAAGATAGATTCCGCTATCAATGAAATTAATTACAAAAAAGAATATCTTGAGGAAAAATATGTTGAAGATATGGGTAAAGTTGAAAAGTTGATTTTACCTCTGTTATATAATCTCATGAAAAATGGCGAAAAAGATTACATCTATTGGCCAAATCGAGAACAAATCATCACAAAACAAATTGAAAAAATAAAGGATATTACTCGGGATATAGCGGATTAAATATTATAAATATGGATGTGGAGGCAATAATAATTTATATCTAGATATAGGAGGATATTTTGGCCACCCTACAAAATTCTACAATACCAAATAGTGGTACTTTTGGAAGTATATCTGATCCAGATGCTATATCTATTGATAGCAATGGAAAAGTAAAATTTGATCAAGAAGTTCAAACAAAAAAATTCTGGGGTATAACAAAAGTTGCAGATTTTGGTAGTGGTAGTGGAGTCAATCACTCCAGTTGGTACAATGCAGTTGCTTTGTCTTCTTTAGAAACGAATCAGTTATATTACTTCGATGCATATCATAGCCATGGTAACTCTTTATATTGGGGAGAATTTTGGGTTATGAAGACGGCTTCATCGACTGGTTGGGTAGATAAAATATTTCCACGTGGATATACCCAGAACCACTATCAAGGCCAATGTAGCAGTACCCACGTCCAATTTAAAGAAATAAATTCTGGGTGGAATGGTCCAACGCATTATGGCAGATATTATAAAGTATTCAGTTATTATTCAAGTTAATTATAGGAACTAACTAATTATGGGAACTAAAGCAGAACAACCATTTCATGAGGCTCTTGTAGAGTTAAGGTTTGAAAGAAATAAAAAATTACAAGAATGTGATTGGGTAATTATAAAATTTCAAGAAGAAGGTATAGAAGTTCCAGGAGATTGGAAGGATTACAGACAAAAACTTCGTGATTTACCCGCAGAAGTTTCTAAAACAAAAAAGATAAGATGGGAAGATCACGTAGGTGTAGTGAATGTAACTTGGCCTACAAAACCAGAGTAATGCACAAACCTTTCAAAAAATGAAAGTTTCTAATAATTGAAACGAACTTGAGTGCCCTGCTCAAGTTCACCCCCCCTTCAACTTGACAATCTCAATAAATTATGATATACTAAAGTCAAATTTTTTTTCTAATAAATAAAATATATTATACGAGACATCAAGGTTGACTAATGAAAATAAATGACATCGTTATTGTTGGCGGTGGTAGTGCAGGTTGGATGACTGCCGCCGCAATTGCACATATTTTACCTGAAATAAAACTTACACTTATTGAGTCTCCAGAAACTCCAATGATTGGAGTAGGTGAGTCTACATTAGGTCACTTCAATGAATACCTTAGTCTTTTAGAAATGAAAGATGATAAAGAGTGGATGCCTTTATGTGATGCGACACTCAAAAATAGTATTCAATTTACAGATTTTAGTAAAAAAGGATCAGTATTTCAGTATCCTTTTGGAAATCCAACATCTCCGCACGAACAAACAATTCCTGATTTACATACGTATTTTTTATTGAAAAATAGATTTCCGAATGAACTAGGCCCAGAAGATTTTTCTAGATTTTTTTGCTATAATACTCATCTAGCAGAACAACGAAGACAACCTCCTCCAGATGAAGATCCTGAATATTTAGATGCATTTGATCCAGCATTCGATGTTGCATATCACATAGATGCGATATTGTTTGGACAAACATTGAAAAAATTATTTTGTGATAATGTAACACACATTGTTGCTCATATTCAAGATGTAATTGTGGATGAGAATGGTATTAAAGAATTGAAATATGAAGACCAAACTTTGAGTGCAGATTTTTACATTGATTGTTCAGGTTTTAAATCTATACTAATAGAAGATGCATTAGAAGAGCCTTTTATTAAATTTAAAGGATTGTATAATGATACTGCAATTACTACAAGAATGCCATTTAAAGATGACCAAGAACGTGAAAATATGCCTGCTTTTACAGATTGTAAAGGATTGTCGAGTGGTTGGTTATGGAATATTCCCACATGGAAAAGACGAGGTTCTGGATACGTGTTTTCTTCTAAATTTCAAGATAAAGAAGATGCTGAATTAGAATTTAGAAGAGAAAATGATTGGTCTGGTGATGTTAGAGTGATTGATATAAAGCATGGTTATCATGAAAATTCAATAGTAAAAAATTGTATGGCAGTAGGATTGTCACACTCTTTTATTGAGCCATTAGAATCTACGGCTCTTTACATGACTCATGAATCAATTTGTAATTTTGTAAGACTATTAAAATCTAGTAATTGTTATCTAAATGCATTAGAGAAGGATGCTTTAAAAGTTCAATCAAGAGAACTAACGTTATCAATGGCTAATTTTGTGCTATTTCATTATTTGTTGTCACGAAGAGATGATTCTGAATATTGGAGACATATGACGAATGTTGAAAGTGATGTATTCGTATCTGAGGTAATGGCTACGATGATGTCAAAAAGATTTGGTGCTTTTGACCGTTTACTGAGTGATAAGGGTGATGGTATGATTTATGTTAT